TCCGCCGCGCTTTTGGCAGACTCCTTTTCGGCGCGCTGCGCTGGCGTAATGCCGGCCCATTCGTCAATTTGCTTGCTGCGTGTACCCCACGCGCTTGACAACTTGACGCCAGTGACGCGCTCGAAGATTTCTGCGCTGGCCTTGTTGTCGTTGCTGCGCAGCCTGTCGCGCAGCGCGGGGACGTTCTTGGACTCAATTTCCTCCACGAAAAGGTCAACCCACTTGCCTCCTGCTTCAATGCCATGTTTGCGAAACACCGCGCGCACGATTTCTGCCGTCGGAGCGCCCTTCGGCAGTGCGGCCAGTTCGGCTTTGCCAGCCTCGATCATCTTGGCTTTGGCAAGGGCCTCAAGCCTGCCTACTGCTGCAAAATATGCTTTCCACGCATCTTCACGCGCTTGCACTTCTGTCGTGTTGTGCAGGTGATCCCACTGTTTCTCCCATGTATTGATTCCGATTGCTTCCAAGGCAGCGCGGGCTTTGCTGGTTGGCTGGTTGCGTTCATCGCCAAACTGGCGCAGCCTTTGTATCTCGGCGTTCGCGCTGGCGCTATCGACAATGCCATCCCAGTTTATAGCCGCTACGACGGCATTGATTTGCGCTGCCTCGATGGCCCACGCCTTGATGTAGGCGTCAATCAGTTCCTGCTCCTTGGATTGCTGCGGTGCGGGTACGTCTGGATCGGGCTGTGGCGCGTTGGCGGCTTGGCTTGATGCGCTGGCCTGCTGGGTGGTTTCGGCGGCCACCTTGGCTACCTCAAGCTCTTTTTGCGCTATGGAAAGCTCGGCCTCCAGCCCGGTAATCTCGTCCTTGAGGCCCTGAATGGCCTGCATACGCTCGGATCGCTTGCCATTGGCGCGCTGAAAGGCTGCGCTGTTTTTCTGGGCCAGCTTGATGATTCGCCGCGCCACCTCCCGGACATTGAGGTCTTCGCCGCGCTCGGGCGCAACCACTACGGTAATGTCCTTCTTGTTCAGCAGCCACTTCCACGAAATAACCTCGTCGGTCGGTGACATTTTGGTCGGCGTCACGTCCGGGTTATGGAAAAAGACCGATACGGTTTGACCGTCCGACAACTCAAAAATGGCCGCCACGTTCGCCACACCGCGTTGCTTGAATGGCTCGGTCACTTGCACTGCCACCGGCTTGACGGTCTCGCCAGCGCGGCTCATCACGTCTTGCAAAATCTCCATCTTGCGCTGGAGCTTGACGAAGGGCGTCACCAGCGCATCAAGCGTGACGAAACCGTCGGAATCTTCCAGGATGTCCTGAATGCTCACGGCATCGAGCAACAGATTTTCGCCTGCATCGGCGCTGCGCATTTCGTACAACACACGTTCGATGGTTTGGTCGTAGGGCAGCGCGTCGCTGTTCCATTGCACTTTACGGTTCATGGTTTCGTTCCTTGGTAGGTGGGAGTTTGTCAGCGCGCAGCCTGGTGTCGGTTGCGATGGGTGGCCGCATCAGGCGGCAGGTGACGCCGAGGCTGCGGCAATTTGCTCGCGCACATCTGCAATTGCGACCTTCAGAGCGTCGCGCTTCTCGGTCAAAATCTGCTCCATCTTCGGGGCCGCTGTGCGGATGCCTGGCGGTGGTCGAACCTGGGCCGCTGCCAGCTTCTTTTGAAACTTGGAGCGCCCCGCGTCCATCGCCTGCACAATTTCGGCGATGGCTTTTACGTGGTCGTCTTGATTTTTGATCGGCAGCACCAGCCCGTTGAGCAGCACTTGAAAAATGTCGCCGGTTTGCTTGATGCGCAACACCACTTGCTGAGAATCGGCAAAGGTCAGGCTCATTTCCCTGTAGGTGATGCCAGATGAGCGCTTGGTCGTGGCCGGAACGTCTTGCTGCACTACGTGCGCGCCTGCACGGGCGAAATACTTGACGGCATCCTTGGCCGCCTTGTCTTTGGATGACAGGTCTTCAAAGCTGAAAAGCAGGTTTTTCATGGTGGCGTTTTCCTAGGAAAATCTAACTACCTGCATTGTGGAACCTGCCTCGCTGGCGCAACCGGCTGGTTTTCCAGTGGTCAGCCCCCGGCAAAGACGTTTCCAGATCCGCTGGCCACGGCGCTGCCGCAGCCCACTGCGTCGCCAATGCGTCCAAGCGGCCTACCATTGACGAAAACCGATCCCGATCCGGCGGCCAAAGTTGATCCGTGACACGATGGCCCGCAACAGTGCGATGCCCAGGCGTCCCCTTGGCGGTGGACGCCCCGTCCATTCGCAAACACGTTGCCGGATGCCCCGCTGTTGGCCCGTGCAGGAAAGCATCCGTGCCCGGTGCAGGTGTCACCCAATCTAGCCACGGCGGGCATTGACGGCCTCCTTGAGCGCATCGCGGCCGGGGTTGTAGTTGGCCCATACGCGCAACACAAAATCGGCGCTGATGAGGCGCGGCGCGCCGCCAGTCTGCGCCTGCTCGGCGTGCGCCGTCACGCGCAACACCCATTCTTCGGAGTTGGCCGGGTTGGGCGAAAACCGTATGATCTCGTCGGCTTCGGCGGGTAGGTCAGCAAATGTTGCGCACTGCCCGGTAACGCCTTTGATCTGGTATTCGATGCCCAGCGGGGGAAACGCATCAGCCAGCGCAAGCGGGGCCGAGGCGGTAACGCCACTGGCATCGGCCTTGATCCGCAAGCCTTTCAGCGGCCTTGGGCCGATAAGCTCGCAGCTATAGCCCGTCACCGTCAGCAGCGCCGCATCATCGGCTGCCACGATGGGGCCTTTGGCCCATACCTCGTCGGCCTGCACGTCGTGCCAAGGCGCTGTATCCGGGTCGGGTGTCCAAGTCAGCATGGCGCGTCAGTTCAGGTCGATGCGCGGGCCGCGCAACGTGATGCCGCTGGGTGTCAGCACGATTTCAGACGGCCCGACGGCTAAGCGCATCGTTCCGTCAGCCAACATTTCAATGTTGGCATGGTGCCAGCGCCGCCAATCGACAGAGTTGCCAGCCTGTGGGTTGCGGTAGCCGGTGATGATCGGGTAGCGCGGGTCGCCGCCGATGAACGCCACCCAGACGCTATCGCCGGGCAGCACTTCAATTTCGGTGGTGTTTGATCCCGCGCGCGACTTGTCGCCGATGGGATACTCGATTTCGGCCTCGGGCAACACGTCGCCGCCATCGGTTAAGCCGGGAATCTCCACGCGGCACATGCGCCGCATTTGGTCGTAGCTGCGCACGATGGCCGGGTAGCGCCCTGGCATGAGACCGTACTCCATCAATCCTCCATTGCCCCAAGCCAAAGCCGGGTGTAGGTGTCGCTGGTGCCGCCGTCATCCGTGCCGCTGCCAAAGACGTGCGCAGCAGTGACGACGGTCAGCTTTTCGCCGCCCGCAAACGCGATGAGGTCGCCCGCACCGATTCTGCCGTCGTAGTTGATGCGCATGGTCTTACGATGCACCAGGCAGCGCGTCATGTTGCGCAGCCGCTGGGCGTCCCGGAAGGGCGCGTAAAGCACCGCACGCGGCTTGTCTTGGTTGCCAAAGACTGCCGCCCCGCTGGCATCGAGCGAAAAGAACCAAGGCACTTCGTGGCGCACCAAAAAGCCGCCGTCCACTTCGAGCGCAGCATTGGATGGCAGCGTTATGACAGGCTGTTGCTTGAAAAGGTCGGGGATGCGCACGAATTGCAGCCTCCCGGAGCGCCAGCGCACCACGCCACCCTCGTCTTGCAGCACGCGGGCTATGTGGAAGGTTGGTGTCGCACCAACCGGGCAATAAAAGCGCGGCACGGGAAAGTCGGCCTCAACCGCCCGGATGGTCGCGCCCGCCGCCCTGTAGATGGAAGACAAAGCTGCGTTTTCTTTGATGATGGCGCGGCTGCGCACGTAGGCCACCCCTAGGCAGGAAGCCAGTAGCGCCGTGATGCGCACCCCAGCCATCTCGCGCACCCCTTGTGAGGCGCGCTCTGCCACGCGCACAGACTTGACAATGTGCAGCGCATCACCGCTGCTAATGGATAGCGTCTGCCCTTCGGCCAACAGCTTGTCCATGCTATCGTCACCGCCTCGAATGTCTGCCTCTAGGGTCAGCGGCACCGGCGCAAGATCGGAGCGCAGCACGGCCGACTTAATCAGGTCGCCGCGAATCTGTTGGCCGCTGGACAGGATAAGGATCACGGCTGCGCCCTAGACGGTCACAATGGCCTGCGAAAAGGCCCGGCGCGGCATATCGCCCTCGAACATCGAGACTTCGGCGGCAATCTCGCTCGCCGATCTGCCAAAAAGATCAATTCCCATGCCACGCGATGCCTCGATTTGCAGGGCTGTCTCGCGCTCCACGTAGAGCATGAAAAGCGGCCTGATAACCGCCCATTCCGACGTGGTGATGGTGGTGTTGCCGTCGATTGCTGGCACACCTATTGCGCCAGCGTGCGCTCGCAAAGCGGCGTACCCGGCATAGAACCGGGTTGCCGCAACGGCCTGCGCCAGAACCGCAGCAGGATCAAGCAAATTGCCCGCTGGCCGCTCTTGAGTGGCGAAGGCCAGCGCCAAGGCTGCCAGCGCGATCATCAGCGGTAGTCGGTGGAGTTGCCGGGGAGGATTTCGCCGAAGTAGTGGTAGAACAGCGTGCCGCTGAAAACCAGCGGCTGCGAACGGTTCTCCCAGTCCCGGTCAGGCACGTCGATTTGAATGAACGCATCGACGATGCGCTTGGCGCGCAAAAACTTGATCGGAGTGCCCTCGTAGATTTTGGCGTTGAAGGTGCTGCCGCCGCTGGCGTAGGTGCCACCCCGCGTGACGAGGTCGATCATCATCTGGTCAACATTGCCGGCAATCGTTTCGCTCATGGAAATGGGGCCTTGCCGAGCAATTGCGATTTGCTGCGGCTGATACATCATGGCACCGAGTGGCATCGGAACCTCGATCTCACCCATCGGCGAGAGTTCAGGCCAGGGTGCCTGCTTGCACAGCAGGTAATTGCCCTCGAAGCCCTCGATTTCAAACGTGAAGTCGCTGGAAATAGCCTTGGCACCCAAGGCGCGGCTAGAGCCGTAGAGTTCTTTGAGATAGGATGCGTTGGAGACCGTCATGTCGTTTCCTTTCAGGTGGAAGTGAAGCTACATCGAACTGTATGGCCCGTTGGCTGCTCAGGCTGGCGCAGTTTTCCTGCTTGCGGATGGGCCGTGTGATGTGTGTCCAGTGGCATCAGATCAGCCCCAGTTGCCTCAAGGCAAGGGTGGCAATAAGACCAATCGCCGCCCATGCAGCCCCAACCGCCCAACTTGTCACCACTTTTTGCAGGTGCTGCTGGCTCTCGATTTCGCTCAGCCGTTTGTCGATACTGTCTATGGCGGTAAAGGCCCGATCTAGTGAGTTGGCGGCGTTTGCGTGCCGCTCTTCAAGGCGGGCCAAGCGCTCCAAGGCGTCGGCCACCCGCAGCATGATGGCCTGCAACTCGCCCACGCTTTGGCGAATCGAAGTCAGCTCATGGCGCACGGATTCGTTGTCTGCGCTTGGCATTAGCGTGTCCTCGCAATGGTTTTGGCTACGATGCCGCTGGCGCGGATCACGTCGTTGAGGCGGTCTACTATGGCAACCTGTGTCTTCATTTCTGCTTCCTTGTTTTTTTTCCAATCGCCAAACGGCTTGCTTTCAAAGAACTTGCTGGCCATGCTGGGCTGCATGGCCAGTGCCTCGGAAAGTGACGAATGTGAATATAAAGTTAGGCTAGACGCCAGATTCATGAGGTTTTCCGACCAGCTCCTGCGCCATTCGTGAGAGGCAGGTATGAACCGGAAATCGGGCTGGCGGCAGGTTAGCCGCCCCTCCTTCCCTTGGCATGGCCACAATGCCATCGGCGTTGAACTCCGTCCAAAACAGGTGGTGCAGCTTGCCGCGCCCTGCAAAGTAGATCGCCATCAGGCTGGCAAAATCGCTTTCTGGAAAGGCGCTGATAACCTTCATGCGCGCCACCAGAAATTCGTCAAACGCACCCTCGCCGTCGCTGGCATCCGGTACGTCTTCGCCTGTGCGCAGCATCTGCGCAGCCATTGCGCCCAAAATCCAGTGTAGTCGGCCCGCCAGCGGCTTGCCGGATGCGTCATGCACCTCGCCTGCCATGCGCTCGATGGATTCAGCCATTGCGCCAGTCAGGTGCCGCATGTGCCATGTGTCTCCACCCACCACGCCCACCTCGACCTGCGGCTCTTGAGGCTGAATGTCGTTTGCGCCGTCCAAGTAGTCGGAGTAGCGCGCACCGCTATCGCCCAGCGAAAAGTCTGGGCCGTCCTCGGTGGTCTTTGCAAGGTAGTGGCACACCGCAAGCATTCGCTCTTGCACAGTCCAGCCTGCCGGGTCTGCGATGCCTTGAACGGACTCCACGGCAAGCCGCAAAAAAGCGGTGCAGGCCGCTTCTTCGTATTCGATGGGCATGGCCGCAATGGCGATGGATTCGCCAATGGAAAGCTCGCGCAGTTGCACCGTGAGCCTGCGTGTGCGAAGGGGTGGGAAATAGATCACTTGGCAAATCTCCGTTTACATGGCTAGGGTGGTCGCGTTGATCCAGTCTTTGCGATCAAGCGCCGTCAGGGTGCAAAGGGTCAAGGGCACAGCCAGCTCCACAAAGCGGCCGCTACTGTTTACCGGGGAGCCCAAGGGCATACCAATGGACTCGATCACTAGGGGCGAAAAAATGCGCCCCTTGTACCTCATGGCAATCCGAGTAGGGGCCTTGGAAGGCATCAGCGCCTCGACGTAACCCATATCGCCACGTACTGTTTGGGCTGCACGCGCCAGCATCGAACCATCGTCAGAAAGGTCAATGGGCAAGGCCCATTCCATGAGCTTGTTGAATGGGGCCTCGACCTCGCTGGCGGCGTCGCGCCAGGCGCGCAGCAGCGCCGTTACCGTGATTTTGACCGGCGGCATTCCGTTGAAAACTTGGGTGGAGTTCAGCTTTGTAATGCCGGTGCGCCCCTCAAACTGCTTTAGAAACTCGTTTGAACGCAGCGGTACACCGCTCTCTGCGGTTTTGCCCATAACCGCATCCACCACGGGCTGTAGCGCGCCGGATTGCAGCATTGCCATCAAAGCCGGTGCCCTTGATTCTGGCCCAGCTTGCTCGAAAGGGCTTTGCCAGTTGAGCACCATTTCCATCGTGGCGTCCGTCAGCGGGGCCATGACTGCAATCGGGTCGGTTTTGCCATCGATCCGGCCCCAGGCGTTAACGCCGGTCTGCGCCACCTCGTAAAACGTGGCAATCAAGTGCGGCGACAGCCCATCCCAAATTGAGGTCAGGGCGTTCTCGTTCAGGCTTGCTGCAACTCCGGTAGGTGGGGTGTTTGGCATGGCAAAAAAAAGGCACTGCCGGTTAAAGCAGCGCCCAAGCTCCCTCTTTGAAGTTGGTCAACCGGCCAAAGCAGGCCAAGGGTTAGCGGCGCACCAAACGCATCGACCTCATGCGGCGCGACATGGCACCCGCCGAATGGCTTTTCATGCGGGCTTTGCGCAGGGCCAGCTTCTGCCTCGGCGACAGGCGCACAACACCCGAAATGCGCTTGTTGATGCGCACCCGCTTGCCGTTGCGCACGGCCAAAGTTTTGCGATAGACGGCCCCGTCAAGCGCCGGAGACTGGTCGTCTTTGGAGAACACGAAGCGGTCGATTGCGGCGCTGGCTTCTTCGTCGCCGTCGGGCAGCACGGACGCCACAAAGTCGCGCACGCGCTCGGCCGCCTCGTTGTCCCAATCGTTGAGCAGCGAACCGGCATCTTCTTCGGACACGCCCAAGGCGACCAGGTAGTCCCACATGGCGTTGAGTGCGGCATTGATCACCACTTGCTCATCATCAGAGATTTCGCCGTCCTTGTCGGCATCGGCCAAGCCGACGGCCATTGCCATGAGGCGGTCGGCGCAGTTCTCGCCGTCTCCCAGGTCGTCGTTTTCAGCCCACTCTTGGATGACGGCCACAGACGACATTTTGATGTCTGTGGCGGTGTAGTCGTCCGCGCCAGACAGGGCTGGCTCGTCGCTGGTCGAATCCAGGGCATTTTTGGATTGGTTGCGCTGCATCGCGCCACGCATCAGTTCCGACATGCTCATATCATTTCCTTTTGGCAACAGGGGTTAGCGGGTCAGCACTTGGGTGACGTGGGTCTGGCGGTTCGTGCCGTCGTAGCGCACCCAATAGGTCACGTCCATGCGGTCAAAGGGGCGCTGCGCGTTCGGGCGTACATCGAAGTTCCAGGCTCGGCCATTCATGCTCAGGTCGCCCGAAGGCACCAGCCACTTGGAGGCCTCGGCACCTTCAAACAGGTTGGTCAGGAAGTCGCGCATTTTCTTCACGGACAAGTCCATCGGCAGTTGCAGGAAGTCTTTGCCTGCTCGCGTCACCGCGTTGTCGATGCTGGTGGACATATCGGCCACTGCAACCAGCATTTTCAGGCTAGATGCAACCAGCGCAGAGGTGAGCGAATCGCGGAACACGTAGCGCCCACCGCCGGTGTAGGTTTCGTACATGACCGGGTTGATCTTGGCGCGCGCCAGCGCGTTCAGCTCTTGGTCACGGGGTGAGTAGGTCTGGGAAATGCGCGTGCGCTGGACGGGCCACTCGCGGCCTGCAACGGGGAAATTCTTGGGCGCGAAACCCTTGGCGTTGGTGGCCGCGTTGCGCCGACAGGCGTAGGCGATGTTCAAGGTGGCGGTGCCAAAATGGCCGTTCGGGTTGACGCCGGTCGGATCGTCGCTTTTGAGTGGCGACCAGTATGCGTGCAATAGGTGCGCGGTGGGGCTGGCCCCCATGTTGAGCTGCCTGTTGAAAGCAATCGCGGCCTCGGGCGTCAGTTGGCCCGGAATGTCGTACCGAAGCTGGCGGTTGGTATCGAATGCAAGCTGCGCCAACTGCGCCAGCAAGGCCGGAGACTGAGAGCCGCCCGACGAAAGGTAGGCGTAGTCGTATTGCGAATGTTGCAGCCGTTCCCGCGCCGTGATGAAGTTCGCCGTGGTGTAGCCGGTGCCGCCCTCGGAAAAGCACAACAGCGTTGCAGAGTGCACCCAGCGCTGTTGGCCGTTGGCGTCAAAGCCGTAGGCCGTCGATCCGGGGCTGATTGTTGCATCTGCGCCAGTCACGCCGATGGTGATCTCCACTGCATCGGTCTGCGCCTGCACCACGTCGGGCAGGAATGCGGAGTTGCCAAAGTCGTCTTTGGCAGTGGCTTGCAGGGAACCCGTGAACTCGTACAACAAGCCGCCCTCGCTGCCGCGCAAGCGCAGCGTAACCCGGTCGTTGGCAACCGGAACACCGCCCGCAACCGCATCTTCGGCGCGGAACTCCAGCGTGATGCCGTCGTTGAAGCACTCCAGATGCCGAACGGCAAACAGGAACGGGGCCGTGGGCGCAGCATCTGAGACGGAAAACAGGAAGTTGCCCGTCAGCGCGCCCGTTGGCAGGCCGCCCACTCTCTCGGCTCGGACAACGGCCCAGCGAACCAGCGCGGCAGAGGTGACAAGGCGCTGGACAATGGCCTGGTAGGCCCCTTTGTTAAGGGCCTCCACCACATGCACCCAGGCCTCGTTCAAAGCGGATACGCGCACTTGCTCGCCGCTGCCCAGCTTGGTGAACACGTTGCCGCGGTCAACCGCGAATGCCCGGTCGATGCGGCCGCGTGTGGCCCGCATGATGATGCCAAAAAGCTGGTCTTCGTTGCCGGTCGTTGGGATTTCGGAGTTGTCGCGCAGCGGGTTGAGCTGCACGCCGGATTCAGCGCCCAGTTGGCGCACAAAGGCGGTGCTCATGGCTGTTCACCTTTCAGTTTCCTGGTGGTTTCTGCGGCGCTGGCGGCGGGTGCACTTGCAGCCACTTCAGTTACCGTCATGGCTAGGGCTTGGTTGTTCAGCATGGCCAGTTGCTCCACGTCTGCCGCGAATCGGTGGAAGTGGTCGGCGCTGGGGATCACCCCTACCATCTGGCTCTCGGCCTCGTTGGCAACGTGGCGCAGGAACAGGCCACCTTCCACCCCATCAAGGGCCACGTCCATCGGCATGTGGTTCTTGATCGTCACTTTCAGCGGGTAGGTGGCGTTTGCGAAAACCTTGGTAACAAGGTCGTTGGCCCCTTGGCCGGTTTCGGCTGGGTTCCCAAATCGAACGGTGCGTGCCATGTTTTGGCCCCTTTCTTACATGTTGATGACGTTGAGCAGGGCGAAACCGCGTGACGACGGTTCGTGCGGGTTGACGGCGGTGAAGTTGCGGGCGTAGAAGCCAGCGCCTTGGCGCAGGTCGGAGTTCACCGCCAGCGGGATCAGGGTCGGCGGCACCGCATCGCCCAGCACCACGGGGTTGCGCGCCACATCGTTGGCGCGGCCAACGGCCAGAATCTGGGCGCTGGTGGGTGTCTCGACCAAGCCCTTGGGCGTGTAGTACACCTCGTACTGCCCAAACAGGCGGCCCAGGCGGTAAATGCCAGCGCGCGGGGAGACGCCGGAGGGTTGGAAAACGGTGCTGTCCATGCCCTGAAACTGCGCAGCAACCAAGCGGCCGACGTACAGGTGCGTGATGCCGTGGTTCAGCGTGTCCTCGGACATTCTTTGCGATGCCGCGTGCAGCGGGAAAGAGAAGTCGCGCCACACGGCTGCGCGGCCACCTTTGTGGCTCACCGCAGCGGCTGCGTAGTTGAACTGACCGACGTTCATCGCGGCCAAGCGGCGGCCTTTGCGCAGCACGTCGTAGTGCCGCTCGTTGGCAAACTGCGCCTGAATGGCAATCACCGACTCGCTGTACGGGTCAAGCCCCAGTTCGTTGGCCATCTGGGTGCGGCTATCGATGGTCTGGTGGGTGGTGACGCGCCAGGGCTTGGCGTGCAGGGTGAAGGTGTTGACCGCCGAGACGATGGTGGGCGTGATTTCAGGCGTGCGCTCGAAGTCAATGAAGCCCTCGACCACGACTGGGATAGTTACCGGCATGGCGGGTGTGGTGGTCAGTGAGTAAACACCGGTGTCGGTGTTGATGCTGCCGCCGATGATGAAGTTGGTGCCGCTGACGCGGATGGCACCCGAAATGGCCGAGTTGCCGCTGCCAGCCGAATCGACTTCACGGGCAGCCAAGCGGCCATCAACGTAAACCAAGGTGCGGCCCCGCAGCAGGCGCAGATCGCCAGCGGCCGGATCACAGGTGTCCTCGGTGGCTTGGCGGCGGGTGATGCGCCCGGTAACTGCACCGGTGGTGGAAGCCGGGTTGGATGTGTGAACGCGGGCCGAGCTGATGAAGGAGTTGCCGGAATCCACACCATTGAGCGTAGCGCCCAGGGCGTAGGCTCCGAACTCGGTGCCGGTTTGGTGCGACATGATCGCCAGGCGGGCTTCGTTCGATCCAATGTCCACGGGCAGGTAGTGGGCAAATGGGATGGCCTCGCCCAGTGTTGCCAAAATGGCAACCACGGCGCGGTTCGGCTGCAACGAAAGCTGGTCATGGTTCAGCGAAGTGGCCGAATCCAGGCTGTACTTGCGGCGGGCGAAGTCGGTGGTGGCAAAGGCCGAGTGCAAGGCCATCTCGATCACGTCAGCCGGGGCTGTGGTGCCGTGCTGCAACTCATAGGCGGCCACCCCATCCAGAACGGCGCGGGTGATGCGGGTGGCGTCGTCGTTGTTGCGCGCCTCGTCAAGCACGGCCTGCAAGGTTTTGGGAACCTTGATGCTGCTGCTCTGGTTGGATACCATCGACATGAAGTCGGCGGCGGAGGCAGAATCGAATGTGCCGTTTTTGGTGGCGTTGTCGGCCAGGGAATTGACGAATTGGGCTACCTCAGCAGTTTCGCGCTTGAAGTAATCCTGATGGATGCGCTTGGTCATGGTTTCGTTTCCTTTTGGAGAAGTTCAAACACTGGAACATGCCGACTCATTGCCGACTAATGGTGATTCTGGGAGCATGCCGCAAGCGCGCAAAGGCGCTTTTTCCGGGTTTTTGAACCAGCCCCGTTGGCCTTGCTTTCACCTTCCCAGCACATGCAGGTCGTCGCGCCGGTTGGTGATGTAGCGGGTGGTGAAGGGTGGAATGTTGGATGTGGTTTCCGTCCCCATCACCTCAAAAGCCAATCTGGGCGCACCCGGCCCGATGCCCAGCAGCAGGTACATCACGTCGTGTTTGCGCACGTCAAACCATTGCGGGTGCCCGGATGGCTGCTCGGGCTGAATCAAAAACCGGAACTCTTCGCTCGCGCCGATGTTGGCATCGCCGCGCCGCACCATAGGCGCAGGCGAAAACGGATCGGTGGGCATGGCAAAGCCGTTGCCTAAAAAGGCGTACTCGAACGCTTCCTCGTCGGTTGACTCCAGCACCCCCAATCCACCCAGTGTAGGCAGGCCAGCGACAGCGGTGGGCGCTGTGCGGGTGACGGTCTTGCGAAACACCTGCACCGGGTGGGCGTTGGGGTGGTTGATGACTAGGTTGCGGGTCATGCGGTTGATCGCTTCGGACACGTTGTTGAGCATGGTCTAGCCTTTGTTTGCTTGGGCCGCCAAGATCGACATGATTTGCTCTGGCGACAGGTTGAAATGCGCGCCCAAAGTCTCGGCTGCGGTCTGGGTGAGTTTCTTGGGTGGCTTTTTTGGCGGGTGCTGTTCGGCCAACTTGACAGCCTTCGCCAGCGCCGTTTTCTCCCTCGCCTTGAGGGCCTCGGCTTTGCGCTGTTCAGTGGTTTTGATGTTGCGCACGGGCTTTTTGTCCTTGAGGGCTTGCTCGGCCTCGGCTTGGGCGATCTGGGTGCGCGCTTGGTACTCGGACACGCTCTGCAAGTGCTTTTCGAGAAACCGCAGCACGGTGTTAGACGACTCCAGCTCCGTCATGGCGCGCAAAACGTGCTTGCAGGCCACTCCCATCAGGCTTGGGTTGCGGATTTTTGGGTATCCGGTTTCCTTGCGCCCGGCTGCAAAGCCGCCGATGGTGGTCACGTAGCGAAAAAAGTAGCGGTGGCGCTCGCAGTCGCAGTC